ATTACCCCGACGCGCCGAAAGAACCGGTCAGCGCGTCCGAACTCATCAAACAGCAGCAGGAGATACTGGCGCGGAACGGCGAGAACCAGCGCAAGCGGCAAAATCTAAAATACTTGGAGAGCCAGGCCGCCGATATTCAGAAGCGCATCAACGAGCTTCTGGAAAAGCAGAAGACGATTCTTGCCGACCTGGAGACCGCCCGGAAGTCTGCGCTGGATCTTCACGACGAATCTACCGCCGAGTTAGAGGAGAACATCGCCAACATCGAGGCGATCAACCAGAAGGTACGAGCGAACCTGGACAAGGACAAGGCGGAGGAAGACGCGCTGGAATACAGCAACAAATACGCGGCACTCTCGAAACAACTCGAGGACGTACGTCAGGCCAAGGCCGACTTGCTCAAAGGCGCGAACCTTCCTCTGCCCGGTCTCTCGGTCGAGGACGGAGAACTGGTCTACGAGGGGAAAAAATGGGACAACATGGCTTCTTCCGACCAACTCAAGGTGGCTGCGGCGATCGTCTGGCAGCTGAACCCCAAGTGCGGGTTCGTGTTGCTGGATAAGCTTGAGCAAATGGATCTCGGCACCCTGAAAGAGTTTGGCGCGTGGCTGGAGGCGGAAGGCTTGCAGGCCATCGCGACCCGCGTCAGCACCGGAGACGAGTGCTCGATCATCATCGAGGACGGCATGGTTGCCGGGCAGGAACCCATATCAGAAACACCAACATGGGAGGCAGGTAAGTTTTAATGGAAATCACAAGCGGAAAGATCGAAGGACCGCAGAAGATCGTAATCTACGGCCCGGAGGGGATCGGCAAATCTACGCTGGCGTCGAAATTCCCCCGGCCTGTGTTCATCGACACGGAAGGCAGCACAAAGCATCTGGACGTAGCCAGGACGCCACGGCCCAGCAGCTGGACCATGCTGATGGAGCAGGTAGCCTACGTCTGGGCGAAGCCCGACTTGTGCGACACGCTTGTCATCGATACGGCCGACTGGGCCGAGCAACTCTGCATTACCGAGATATGCGCGAAAGCGCAGAAGAACGGCATCGAGGATTTCGGCTATGGCAAAGGGTACGTCTACCTAGCGGAAGAATTCGGGCGATTGCTGAACATGCTGGAACAGCTCATCGAAAAAGGCATTAACGTCGTAGTCGTCGCGCACGCCCAGATGCGCAAATTCGAACAGCCCGATGAAGCGGGAGCATACGACCGGTGGGAGCTGAAACTCCAGAAAAAAACGGCCCCGCTTCTGAAGGAATGGGCGGATATGGTGCTGTTCGCTAACTACAAAACCTATGTTGTCAACGTGGACGGGCAAGGCACGGAGAAAGGCAGAAACAAGGCCCAGGGCGGCAGCCGGGTCATGTATACGTCACATCATCCTTGCTGGGACGCAAAGAATCGACATGATCTCCCGCCGGAAATCCGGCTTGACTTTGCAGAGATCGCCGCGCATATCGTAACGGGAACCGAAGCAGCCGCGCCGGTTACCACGAACGAACCGGAACCGGCCGCTGCTCCCGAACTTCCCGAAGAAGACCCGGCGGTCCCCGCCGCAGCGACTGAGCCTACCGAACCCACGCCTACGCAACCGCCTGAAATCAAGGAAACACAAGCGGCGGTGAAGGAAGTCCCTGAACCCAAGGCACGTCAAGTGCCTTCGGAGTCTATTTCCGACGCTTCCGATAACGGGAGCGAGGTAGATCCCGGAATTCCGAAACCGCTGGCCGACCTGATGAAGGAAAACAAAGTGACGATTGCAGAGATTCAGGAGGCCGTGGCGGAAAGGGGCTATTACCCCAAGGACACGCCAATCGCCAATTACGACCCGCAGTTCATATCGGGTGTGCTGGTGGGCGCCTGGGGACAGGTCTTCGAACTGATACGGCAACTCCGGGGAGTTCGCTTCCTCAGAGAAGATGACAAAAACAATTTACGGGAGGCAGTGTAAATGAGCAACAACACAGAAGGATATGAGCTTGGATGGGACTCGACGATTGAAAACGACAGCCCGGACTTTATCATCCTGCCGGACGGCGACTACGATTTCGAAGTAATCGAATTCGAGCGCGCCCGGCATGCGGGCAGCGAGAAACTGCCCCCCTGCAACAAGGCCATCGTCCACATCAAGATCGTGACGGACGAAGGCATGAACATCATCCGGCACAACTTGTTCCTGCACTCGATTACCGAAGGCATGCTGTGCGCGTTCTTTACGGCCATCGGCCAGCGCCAGAAAGGCGAAAAGATAAGGATGAACTGGAACGCCGTAGTGGGCGCAAAAGGCCGGTGCAGAGTCGGGATCCGAAAATGGACGGCTGACAACGGCGAGGAGCGGACTTCCAACGAAATCAAGAGATTCTATGAACCCGCTGAAAAGGCGCCCGTTCAGCAGCAGGGCTTCGAGCCGGGTAAGTTCTGATGGAACTGCGGCCATACCAAATCGAGGCAAAGTCGGCGGTCCGGCAGCAATGGGCGAGAGGTAAAAAGAAAACGCTGCTGGTCTTGCCGACGGGCACCGGGAAGACGATCATCTTCTCCAAACTGACCGAGGACTGTGTCCGGGACGGCGAGCGGGTCCTGATCCTCGCCCACCGCGGCGAACTGCTAGACCAGGCGGCCGACAAGCTGAACCGGGCAACCGGTCTGGGCTGTGCCGTGGAAAAAGCGGAGGAATCCTGTCTCGGGAGCTGGTTCCGGGTGGTGGTCGGGTCCGTCCAGTCGCTCATGCGCGAAAAGAGGCTTAATCAGTTCCCGGATAGCTTCTTCGATTCGATCATAGTAGACGAGGCGCACCATTGCATCAGCAACAGTTACCAGCGCGTGCTGCAGCATTTTAACGACGCAAAGGTGCTGGGCGTTACCGCTACCCCTGACCGCGGGGACATGCGAAACCTCGGTCAGTATTTCGAATCGCTGGCATACGAGTACACTCTCCCGAAAGCGATCAAGGACGGGTACCTGTCGCCTATCAAGGCGCAGACCATACCGCTGAAGCTCGACCTGACCGGCGTCGGCCAGCAGGCCGGGGACTTTAAGGCAAGGGACCTGGGCACCGCCCTGGACCCGTACCTGTACCAGATCGCGGACGAGATGCAGAAGTACTGCATAGACCGCAAAACCGTGGTGTTTCTGCCGCTTGTCAAGACCAGCCAGAAATTCAGGGATATCCTTCTTTCGCGGGGCTTTGACGCGGCTGAGGTGAACGGAAACAGCAAGGACCGCGAGGAAGTACTGGCCGGCTTTAACGCCGACAGGTACAACGTGTTGTGCAACTCCATGCTGCTGACCGAGGGCTGGGACTGTCCGTCGGTGGACTGCATCGTTGTGCTTAGGCCCACAAAGATCCGCAGCCTCTACAGCCAGATGGTGGGACGCGGCACACGGCTTCATCCCGGGAAAGACCACCTGCTTCTGCTGGATTTCCTGTGGCATACCGAAAAGCACGAGCTATGCCACCCGGCACACCTGATTTGCGAGAACGAAGAAGTCGCGAAGCAGATGACCGCCAACATCGAGGCGGCTGGCTGCCCGGTGGACATCGAAGCGGCCGAGCAAAAGGCCACCGAGGACGTTGTAGCGGCCCGGGAGGAAGCCCTTGCAAAGAAGCTGCAGGAGATGAAGAGCCGTAAGCGCAAGCTGGTGGATCCCCTGCAGTTCGAGATGAGCATCCAGGCGGAGGACCTTTCAAGCTATGTCCCGGCGTTCGGCTGGGAGATGGGCCCGCCAACAGAAAAGCAAGTCAGGACCCTTGAAAAACTGGGTATATTCCCGGACGAGATCGAGAGCGCGGGCAAGGCCGCAAAGCTCCTCGACCGGCTGGACAAACGCCGGATAGAAGGGCTCACAACCCCGAAACAAATCCGGTTCCTGGAGGGCAGGGGCTTCCAGCACGTAGGCAAGTGGGACTTCGAACATGCAAGGCGCCTGATCGACCGCATCGCTGCCAACGGATGGAAGGTCCCCCGGAATATCAACCCGACAGAATACAAGCCCGCACAGCAAGAGGTGGTTGAATGGCAGAGAGATATAATCACGATCTGAAAGAGATCCTTTCGTACATCGATCCGGCCTTGCTCAATTATCAGGAGTGGGTCAGCGTGGGCATGGCGCTTAAGGAAGCCGGGTATACCGCGGCGGACTGGGACGAATGGAGCCGCAGGGACACAGCGCGGTATCACAACGGCGAATGTTTTAAGAAGTGGGAGAGCTTTCGCGGAGCTTCTCCGCCGGTTACGGCGGGGACGATCATGCAGATCGCAAAAGACCACGGTTGGATGCCTGCAGCCGGCGGCTATGAGCTGGACTGGAGCGATATCATTGGTGCGAAGGACGAACTGGTGGTCATCGACAACAGCTGGTTGGAGGGGGAAGAGATTACCGAGCCGGAAAAATGGGACCCGGTCGCGCATCTGGTGAAGTATCTGGAAACTCTTTTTGAAGCCTCCGAAAACGTCGGTTATGTATGCGACAGCTGGGAGAAGGACGGCAAATACTTCCCCACAAAAGGGTGCTGGGACCGGACGGCCGGGGAGCTTATCCAGCAGCTGAACCAGTGCGGCGGTGACATCGGCGCCGTGCTGGGCGACTACAAGCCGGAGGTTGGGGCATGGATACGGTTCAACCCCCTGGACGGTAACGGCTGCAAGAACGAGAACGTAACAGACTTCCGGTATGCCCTGGTGGAGTCCGACACGATGGACATCGACAAGCAGCACGCCATTATACGGGAGCTGGAGTTGCCCGTCGCTTGCCTGGTGCACAGTGGAAAGAAGAGCCTGCATGCGATCGTGAGGATCGATGCGGCCAACTACGACGAGTACCGTAAGCGAGTGGATTATCTCTACGCGGTGTGCCAGAAGAACGGGCTGAAGATCGACAGCCAGAACCGGAATCCGTCCCGGCTCTCCAGGATGCCGGGCGTTATGCGCGGCGAACACAAGCAGTTCCTGGTCGATACCAATATCGGCAAGGAATCGTGGAAAGAATGGCAGGAGTGGATCGAGAGCGTTAACGACGACCTGCCCGAGCCGGAGACACTTATATCCGTATGGGACAACCTGCCGGACCTCTCGCCACCGCTGATTGATAACGTACTGCGGCAAGGCCACAAAATGCTGCTTGCAGGGCCGTCCAAGGCCGGGAAATCGTACGCGCTCATCGAACTGTGCTGTGCCATTGCTGAGGGCAGGAAATGGCTGGACTGGGACTGCACTCAAGGTAAGGTGATGTACGTGAATCTGGAACTGGACCGGGCAAGCTGCCTGCACAGGTTCAAGGACGTATACGGCGCCTTGGGATGGGAGGCGAAAAACCTTGGGAACATCGATATCTGGAACCTGCGGGGCAAGTCTGCGCCTATGGACAAGCTGGCCCCGAAATTGATTCGACGGGCGGCAAAGAAGAATTACATCGCCATCATCATAGACCCGATCTATAAGGTCATAACAGGCGACGAGAACAGCGCGGACCAGATGGCGCATTTCTGCAACCAGTTCGATCGGGTGTGCTCCGAGCTAGGGGCGGCCGTGGTTTACTGCCATCACCACAGCAAAGGCATGCAGGGGCAGAAACGCAGCATGGACCGGGCATCCGGATCGGGCGTTTTTGCCCGGGACCCGGACGTGCTTCTGGACCTGATCGAGTTGGAACTCAACGAAGACATCCTCAAGCAGGAGAGCAACAAAGCGGTTTGCAGGGTATGCGAAAACTGGCTGAAGGAGTGTGTAAAGGACTGGGATGGCGAGGTTTCACAGGACGACCTGTGCAGCGAAAAAGCTATGCTGGGAGCCTGTAAGCGGCTCCTAAGCGCGGAAGCCTACAAAGCCCTGCAGGGGGCCGTAGAAACCGCTAGAATCGCCTCACAGCGCCGCTCGGCGTGGCGTATCGAAGGGACGCTGCGCGAGTTCCCGAAGTTCCCGCCGGTCAACCTGTGGTTCGATTATCCTGTGCATTCTGTGGACGATGTAGGGACATTGAAAGACGTCGATGCGGAGAGCGAAAAGCCGCCCTGGCAACGCGGCATAGAGAAGCGCAAAGCAAACGCCAAGAAGGTCAAAAAAAGCAAGAAGGCCGAGTTTGAAAACGCGGTCAGCAATTGCAACTTCGGAGACCCTCCATCTGTGGATATGCTGTGCGAGGCGCTCAACCTCGCAAGGCGTACCGTAGAAGGCAGAATGAGAGAATTCGGCTACGAAGTGAAACAAGGCAAGGTAGTTAAGAAGGAGGAATCGGCATGAGTAAATTTACCGCCGCAACCACAAAAACAAGGTCGATGCGGTTGAACCGCCGCAACCATAAATTGATGGTGCGTGCGGTAACCGTCGCAACCATAAAAACAAGGTTGCGGAAAATCGCCGAAATTTACCGCAGAAAACTAAAAAACAAGGTTGCGGTAGCCTACCGCCGCAACCATATACTCCCTACGGGAG